ACATACAGTCATTATGTTCTTCGTGTGATACTTCAGGTAAGTCACATTCTAAATCGTGTGCAGTTTCTACAATAGATGTGTAGTTGTCGTTGTTTAATAAATGATGATATAAGTCATCAGGGTGCTGTCTTGAACCAATTACTACTACAGCAGTATGTTCCTCTTTACGACTTGATAATGTTGTAGTCCACCATTGTCTTGTGTTTTCTCTAGCACCAGGTTGCATAGTAGTTTGATGGTCTTCAATGTCGTCTGCAATAATTATGTCACAGTCTCTTGATAAAATCTTACCACCTTTACCTACAGCAACCATAGTTGGTGACTTAATACCAGGAACTGTCCTAGTACCTACAGTAAATTGATTAGATGCCCACATTTTACCTGACCTATTATCAGGTTTAAAACTTTTGCCTGGTTCACAGAAATCTTCTTTTAATCTATCGTTACTTTCAAGTTGGTCTAGTACAGAAGACACAGCATTCTTTGCAATATCCTCGTTACCACCTACCCACATAATTCTTACATTAGGGTTTTTACATATTTGATATACTGCAAAATGTATTAATAGTTCTGTCTTTCCGTGTCTAGGGGGCGACAGTATCAGTAATTCTTCTCCGTTATCTATAGAATTAATTATGTTGTTTATCCAGTTTTCATGAAATTTTGCTGTCTCGTACTTTTCACCAGTTTCAGTCGCAAAGTAGTTCTGCCGAAAGGCGGAAAAATTTTTTAATGATTTTTCGGCTTCCTTAGACACTTCCCAATCTTCAGCATCTAGTTTATTTTGTAGGTCTATCTGATAAGCAGCGTTCATTTTAGAAATAGTTGCAATCGGACAACCAATAACTTCTGCTGCCTTAGTAGCAGTTAGCTCACTATTCATAACTTTGTCAGCTAAACCACTGTCTACATACTCTTGGTAATACTTGCCTTTCATTGGGGTCAATGCAGAGTATTTACTATTTATAGGTTTGTCTTGTTTTTGGTTATGCCTGTACTCTTTCATATACTGCCTACGCTGACATTGAGTAGAACAATACTTAGATTTGTTTGCTGTTAACCTTTTTCTACAGTTAGTAGCGTGACATACTTTCTTAGACATATATTCCTATCTTTTTTGTAAAGATTTGTGTAATGATAATTATATGGTAACATACTTTAAATTACAAACATTGGGAATAAGTAATTTGTTACAAGTGAAGTGGCAATCGGGGTGCCGAAAGCTCAGGATAGGTCAAACTATACAGCAGTAACACAAACTGAGTACTCAAGGACTTATGAAATTTTCCAATCAAACCTCACTCCCCCTATAGCCCGCTACGCTCAAAAGGAGTACAAAAAACCTTATCTGACTTACCTTTACAATGTTTTACTAGAATATTTTTTAGTACTTACATATATACAGGTGGGGGTACGCACATTAACACCTGTGGGTCATACGCATTATGCACACGCATATATGCAGGTAGCCCGTACACATAATGCATAGGCACATATGTCATGTGCTTGTGTACACAGATGTATGCACCTATATGCAGGGGTATGCAAGTTAAACACCACTATATGTAGTAGTATGAAGTTCTTTGCTACCGAATGAAACTCTTAGACTATTCTTATAGAATAGAGTACAATGAAGTACACAAGATATTGTGTTTCCCAATGAGACCACTAGATGTAGTGGGTATTGCCGAGAGGTAATAGTATTTAACCCCTTACGGAGTAAGGGGATTAAATACATTAATCCGTGTGAGAAAGCTGAGAAAAAAATGCAGAAATTACAACAACGCATAGACTTGCAAGAGCAAGTACTTAGGTGTACAGACGTACATCAGGGGTATCACCCACGCAATACGCTAGATAAATCTAGCGAAATCGAGTGCGTGAGAGAATTCCTCAAAGACGGGTTCTACTTCGGGGCAAAGTTCGTTCGTGAGCTTACGGACGATGAAATCAGAGATTTCATTGGTTGGGTTCGTGTGAATGGGCGTGTATCCCGTGTGGACATACCCATGAGCCAATGCCGAATTTGTGCAAGTTGGACTAGGAACGTAGTTCCTCGTGGGTACACAGACATGGGTTATGTGTGTGAGGAATGCGACCAACACGAGCCGTTTTAGGAGGTTTTAACCCCTACTTTAGTAGGGGGTATAAAACCCCTAGAGATTGGAGAAAAAAATGACCTATCAAGACCCTTGGGATATTCCCGTGAACAAGCATTGTTCAGCTTGTTTCAAGTTCATAGATTACTCCGTCAATCAAAAGATTGACGAGGGTTGGTTTGAATGGGATACAGAGCCACTCCCGAACATGTACGCTTGTTCGTACGAGTGTTCGCACGAGTTGGAAATGGCTTGAACGAGATGTTAGGGAATTTAACCCCTTAACTTGTTAAGGGGATTAAATCCCTATTGCTGATGAAAAAACAAAGCATGAGCCGTTGAGGTGGAGCTAAAACACGTGTCAGCTACGTGTACCTGCGTGTGCAGGTGGACATGCCTATATGTATGTGGGGTGTGTCCAAGTGTACACACATACGAGAGGAGCTTGTAATGAGCAAATTGATAAATACAAATACAACAACTGTGTTCAACGTCCGTGATGACAAGAACGCACCTATCCCTAACTACTTCGTAGTTAAGAACAACGAGACCAAAGAATACTTTGTCTCAAACGTACAAGTAGGTGATGTGAGCGAGCTTACAGATGAGAACACTGTTAGTCCAATGACTAAAAACTACGCAGACGCACAAGATATGGTTAAAGTCTTAGGTGCAGATGTGACACTCAAGCACATCACACCTGAGGGATTAACCAAAATCCGTTCAGAACGTGGTAAAAAAGCATGGGCAAAGAAAAAAGAGTTAGCTAAAGCTACAAGCTAGTGTTTATCTCGCACCCACCTGAGATGGTGGGTGTAGGATATACATTAACTGTATATTATACTGTAAATATCCGTTCTAAAGAAAAGGAAAGATAATGAGAAAAATATTGTCTTATTGGCGAATTAGAAACTTAATACTCGCATTACTTTATCAAAGTAAAAGTAAATTTGTGAGCAGAATTGCTTTCAAACTTTGGCTTTACGTAGATGAGGTTGGAGTGTAATTAATTAACCCCTTAATTTATTAAGGGGATTAATTAATTAGATTGGAGAAAAAAAATGGAAAAAATGATGAAAGAACTTACAAGTGTGCTTGGTTTCTATGGTCTTGCACAAGAGAACATAGAGGCATTTGAGCGTATCATGTACGACCAAATTGAAGAAAATGCTACAGAGATACGTGAGTATCTTGAAATGTTTTAGGAGATTTTATGAGTGTCCGTGTAAGTGGAAACGATAGTGACATGTTATGCGATAATTGTAGACAAAACAATTATGCACGTGTAGGCATACATAGCAATGTCAAAAGTACTGTACACGTAATGGTGATGTGCTTTTCATGTAACTACCGAACAGTAAAAAAGTTAAGTACGAAAAGGAACTTATGACATTACACGACAAAAATTCCCCACGCTATCACGCAGGATACGACTTTACGTTTCCTAAAGAGATATTTAATTATCGAAGTGATTTGTTTGAGGAAGTAAAACGAATACATAAAAATAAGAAACGTACATACGACCTTGATGAATACAAGAGCCGTTTGTATATAGATTAGTGTACAGTGGTGTGTCATCTGATGCACCACATACACCTGAAAAAAGGAGACCTTGTGGGAGCAAGAGCAAACGTTGTCCTCTACAACGAAACAAAAGAGGGAACTGAATATAGCCCTGTGATTTATACTCACTGGGGTGGTAGTGAAATTAATAATGTGGTGCAGACTTTTATAGATAAGTACCATAATGACGATAGTGATACAAACATGTATCCTGCTATGCGTTTGGAAGTGGAAAGAGCATTTCCTGTATTCACACGTTTACTTGATAATAGAGATATTGAGTATCAAGTGTTTAACTTCAATGACGCAAGTAACTACACGAGCGAGTTACCGAAGGCGAATGATATGCCTATAATTGCTGACGATTACGGGTTGTATCTTATAAACGTAGAAACTATGACGGCACACAAAAGTGAGTTTGATTGGAGTGATGTAAATGTTTAGTATACAGGGGTTATTTATAACCTTTATGTTCGGTGTATTGGTGGGTATGACTGTATTTACCATTATGTACATGTTCAATGAGATAAAGAACAATCGTGCAAAAGAAGATACACGTGCAAGACTAAGCGAGGAGTTCATGCGTGACTTCTTCAAGGATAAAGAATAATATAATTTAACCCCTTAATTTATTAAGGGGATTAAATTATATAGAGAGGAGCTGTTGTGAGTTGCAAACAAGGCGTTTCACGATATGCAAAAGACGTTGATAAAAAAGATGAACTTATTACCATTGGGCATAAAAGCGTTCCCGTGTTAGCTGTTAGCCGTGCGTTTGGTAAAACAACAATTACGTATGGGGATACGAATAAACCAACGCAACGAGTGTTCGCTGATAACGACAATGTTGTTATTAACGAAAAGATTTAT